GTGTCTGAGCTAAAAGGACAAAAGCTATTCATGGGTATTAATGAAATAACCGCATCTCGTACAAATACCAGCGAAGCTGGGAAAGAGCGTAAACCTAAAAATATGATGGGCTTAGACCCTACAGAGTACGAGCTGCATAAGATCGATTCTGACATTGCTATATCTTACGGACAAATAGACTCATGGAAGCTCTTTAAAGACTTTGCAGATCGCTACAAAAGGCTACACCGTGAAGTAATCGGTAATGATCGGGTTCGCGTTGGTTGGCATGGTAAGACATCAGAACCGAATACAGACGCAACAACAAACCCAAATGGTGAGGATGTGGCCACAGGTTGGTGCGAACTTGCACGAATTGCAGATGCTGGCACAGGAAAGCATGTACAAAGTGGTGTCACGATTGGTGCAGGTGGCGATTACGCCAACCTAGATGCTTTAATTTCAGACGGAAAAGTGGACTTGATAGCAAAGCCTTTCCGTAACGCGCCTAATCGAGTAGCACTTATTTCGGAAGACCTAATTGGCATGGCTGAAGGCAAGTTTTATGCATCGGCAGGCAATAACCCTAGTGAAAAAACACACTTGGACGGTGGCCGAATTTTACAAACCTATGGCGGTTTGCGATCCATCACACCGCCGTTTTTCCCTGACGGCACTGTAATTATTACAACACTTAACAACTTGAGTATTTATGTTCAAGAAAATAGCTGGCGGCGCACGCTAAAAGACAAGCCAGAAAAAGACGAATACCAAGACTTTAACTCACGTAACGAAGGCTATGTCATCGAAGAGCCAGAAGCTTTTGGAATGATTGAGGGAATAACAGCGGCACCCGCTGCTTAGCCCTTAATTTAACATCTAGCTTTATTAATTATCAACAGAGTCATTATTATGGGTAAGTTTGCAGACAGGCGCAAAGCTGGTGAAATAAATAAAAAGATTAATGGCAATGCTATTGCAGGATTTTTTTCATCTCGCAGAAAAGGCAACACCGTAGACCCTGCTAATCATATTGGTTACGACCCAGCTAACGGAGTCGACAAGAGTTCTATAGCGACCCATAACGGCAGCACGTTAACGAGCTTTGAGCAATATCAAGCCGCTGTACAGATACACACGCAACGACTTAAAGAAATTAAAACGCTGGAAGAAAAAGCCGAATATAAAAAAACCGTGCTGGCAGAATTTAAACCTTTTGTTGATGACTACATTGCCAGCGGGCACAACTACCCTAACAGCGTTGCGGCTGAGTATCTTATATGGCTGCTTGATTGCGAATTAATCGATGAGGCATTGCCTTTAGGGATTTTGTTAATCAAGCAAGGGCAGCCTATGCCCAAACGCTTTAAGTCTGATATGCCCGTGTTTTTATGCGATGCAGTTTACGATTGGGCCACAACAAAGTTAAACACTCAACAATCAGCTAGCCCTTATTTAGAGACGCTGCTAGATGAATTGACAAAAGAAGAGTGGGAACTTTACGAACCTGTTGGCAGCAAAATGTTTGCAATGGCGGCTAAGCATGCAGACATGCGCGAAGATTACGAGCAAGTTATTCACTACGGCACCATTGCCTTGAGTATGAATGAGAAAGCAGGTGTTATAACGATAGTGAACAAAGCTAAAAAAATAGTAGCCAATAAAACAGCTACTGAATAACGACTCCTCAGCGAGGCTGGCACCTCGCACAGATACGGCGCAATGATTTGAGTGCGTATTTTGTGACGATGGTTGCCAGTTTTATTTAAAAAAATTTAAAAGGTGATTTGTGTCTTTAACGGGTGTAATAAAAGAGTCGACAACTAAACGAGTAAGCAACACAGGCTTTTGGCCAGACTTGTCGCACAGTGATTTTATTACACAATACCGTATACCTGAGCAGTTCGACGACGAGCTGCTAGCTGCCGAGATAACTACTGCCCTACTTTTTGTTAATAGCGAACTTACCGATGTAGAAAACGCATTTGAAGTGTTTGCAGAGATAGAACAACTTGACTTTGATGAGGATAACACCGGCGATGTTAAGCATCATTATACTCGCGCAGTATTTAGCTTAGCACGTTCACAGTTAATACCTTTGTTTATTACAACTAACCGCAAGGACGCGGCAGATAACGCCCACGACCAATGGGCAGACAGCATTGACTTTTGGCAAGACCGTAGCGCTAACAGCGTTGAATATATTTTAAAACGTTTAAGCATTGCTGAAAACAAAACTGAAAACAAAGGCGAGATATTTAAAAAAGATGGTTACGTGGTAGCTAATATTTAATGCAAAAACTAGCCGCCCTACGTCAATTTGTGTGCAGCTTAGGCGGTGTAAAAGCCAACAAGCTAGACGCATGGACAGAGAACCTAAGGCTACGGCTAACAGGCAAGCATAAAGGCAATGGCCTTGCCTTATTTGAAATTGATTACACGGCTATTATCGACATTGAAGACTGGCCCCACGGTAAGCGACCCGTACAAGTATTGTTTGCACATGTAATTGCATGGCTAAGCGAGCATGACTGTGACCGTGACGACCTTAGTGATAAAACCGTAAGCGCTACGCCACAAATACACGATGATGATAGTGCAGATATAGAGTTAAGCCTTGAATTTAGAGAGACAGTAGAGTTAGTAGAAGACCCTAGCGGCGAAATAGAGGCATACCGTAAACGCTGGACACTAAAACCTGTTGTTATTGATGTCGCTGAACGTTTTACGATTGAAAGCAGCATTAAAAAGTAAGCATAGGGTTAATGATGGACTCAAAAATCACAGGCGTACTCTCTGTTAAGCGGCAGCTACAGCTACTTACATTGCCTGCACACAAACAACGTAGAGTACTTGCAGAAGTTGGCCGTGAACTGCAAAAGCAAACACGTAAAAATATACGCACACAACGCGACATTTACGGCAAGGCATTTACAAGCCGAACCAAAAATGCAAGCAAAGCTAAAAAGCGGCGCAAGTTATTACGCAAAATGGGTAAGCAGTTAGTACAGCAAACGACTAGCAGAAAAGTAACAGTAAGCTTTAAAGGCCCTGCGGCAAGCATTGCATACAAGCACCATCACGGCGATAAAACCGTGATGACTAAGGCCAGATTTAAACGAGAGCAACGCAAGCGTGGCCAAGGCGAGGCTTACTACAATGAGCCAGCAACAAGTGAGCAAGCGGCGGTATTAATTAAACAGCTAGGTTATAGACGGCCACTGGGTAAACGGCGCGTTAGAGTCTCACAGAGCTGGATTAAAAAGAATATGACCATCGGCATGGCCGGTGCAGTAATTAAAAGCATGAGAGAAGCAAAGGGACTAGCCGCAAGGTCTGGTGAGTCATGGACGGTAGAGATACCTGCCAGACCGTTTTTTGCGGGTACAGAGGCTTGGGTATCGCAAACCACTACCGAGATTATAGAACAAGCAACCATACATCAATTGGCGATTTAAGAGGGTTTTAGCATGGCGTTAGGTCAAGCAACAGTAACAACAGAGAATTTAGGCCAAGGCGAATTTAAAACCGTTGAAAACCAATTTTTATTTTTAGGGAAAGGTAAAAAGAACATTGGCAAAGTGTTGTATTTAAGCGGTGATAGTGATCTTGATAAGCAACTGGGCGCTGATCCTTCTCGCTTAAAAACAACGGTTAACATGGCACGTTTAAATGGCGGCGAAGGCTGGACTTCTGTTGTTATCCCACTCGCAGCGGGTGACGGTGATGCAGAACCCGATTGGCAAAGTGCGCTCGATAAAGCGATGGACGAAAACGTTAAGTGTGAGGGTGTTTTTATTACTGACCCATTAACACGCAAAGCCCTTTTAGGTGAAATGTTTGCCGCTGTAACAGAAATAGAAAATCGTTTAGCGCGAAGACTTTTTATAAAAATTGCCACGCGCGATGTCGATTACGCTAACGAATCATGGGACGACTTTATAGCAGAAGTTAACGACTACACCGACGGCGTAGCCGCTTTTAGAGTTGGGCCAGTGGCTGAGATTATACCGGGCTTTATGGGCATATACGCTGGCCGATTAGCCCGTACAGATTTATCCGTAGGTGATACACCTATGCGCGTACGCACTGGCACACTGATTGGTTTTAATGAGATGCCTACGGACAAAGACGGCAAAGCATTTAATAATGGGTACGCCAAAGCTTTAAACGATGCACGTTATACCGTGCCACAGCTGTATGCAGATTTTGACGGTATTTATTGTAGCGATGGACAATTACTTGACGCTGAGGCGGGTGATTTTCAAGTTATCGAGAACTTACGTATTGTTGATAAAGCCGCACGCCGAGTAAGAATATTAGCGATTAGAAAAGTGGGCGACAGAGAACTCAATAGCACACCTATCAGTATTTCTAATCACGAAACATATTTTTTACGGCCTCTAATAGAAATGTCGCAAAGCGTAACGTTCAATGATCGCGTAATACCCGGTGACATTTATGCACCCGACAATGACGACATTGTTATTAAATTTATAACCCGTACGCAAGTTGTTATTTATATGCAAGTTCAGCCAGTAGATACGCCTAAAAAAATTCGGGTGGCTATCTCATTAGATTTAAGCGGTATTGTATAAACAGCGTTAAAACAATCCTTTGTTTTAACTAAACAGTGTAATTTTTAACGGAGCATTAGCGATGACTAATCCAGTACATATTTCGGGTAGCGATGTCGACGTATCGCTAGGTACATTACTTATTCATTTTGAAGACTTTAGCTTAACGATTGAAGACGGCAGAAAAGCCGTTAAAACACGCGGTGTACCTAATGGCCATGTCAATGGCATGGTAGGCGCAAGCGGATCAATTGCACTAGATACACAAAACTTAAATCTAATGATTGCATCGGCAAAAAATGCTGGGTCGTTTCAAGATTTAGAGCCATTCGATATAACATCGCTCGGTAAAACCGTAAACCAAGAATTAAAAATACAAGCATTTGGTTGCTTGGTAAAACTTAGTGATTTGTTAAGCGCAAACCAAGAGGGCGGTGAGAAATTAAAGCATACAGTACCTTACGAAGTAACCGACAGGCGCTTTGTTTATATTAATGATGTGCCTTACTTGTCACCTAGCCGCACAGAAGCATTACAGTAATTCTTTAGTCAATAAAAAACAGGCTGATCATTATGACAGTGTTAAATGGAGTACAAAATATGTTTGAGATCATAACCGTATGGCTAAAAATGGGCGGTGCTGCACTCGGTAGTAGTATTGCTGTTGTGTTTCGGCCCGGCGGTGATGGCAGCTTAAAATTATTTCAACGTTTTGTTATTGGGACAATTCTAGGGTTTATTTTTGCGCCACAAATTTTAGATTTTTTTGGCTGGACTCGAACACCAGACTACTGGCTTGCCGCCGCTTGTCTAGGGGGGTTGATTAGCTATTTGTTGCTACAAGCATTGTTTAGCGAACAAGCCTTACAGTATTTGTTAAAACTAAAAAGCCCACGAAAATAGTGGGCTATACAACAGTACTGGCGATGGGTTTATTTAATATCGAGGGTTTGGCGGATAGCGTCTAGCGACATCCATAAACCGCACTGAGCCTCTGCATCGAGCACAATGGGTTCGGCCTCGGTACAGAGAGTGATTTGTAACAAACTGATAATGCCACGGGCATTGCGAAGGTTATCTAACTTGTCGATGTCGATGGCCACGGAATGGCTAGGCAGTAATTGAGGTTGATTTTTGTTTTGAGCTTTCATAACGGTGCGTTCCTTAAAGTAGGTTAACCGCCACTCTAAGTCGTCACAAATTAGGGTGGCAGGCTGAACAAAGTGTGACAACACCGCCGAAAGCGCAAAGCGGCTGCACCCGAAGTGCACTTTGAACAGCCCACCATAGAAAGACGGGCACAAAAAAAGCGCATACAGGTAAACGGGCGCTTGGTAGCGCACTCTCTAAACGAGTTGTCACACTCGGTTGCTGATTTTGCAGCAACAATTTAACTGTAAGCCCCTTAACAAAGTCTGTCAAGGGTATGCCTTTTAAGGCGCAAAAGTATATCACAAACTACTTTAAACAAAGTAGTTTCAACACTAAAACTGCTTAACTTTAAGCAGACAAGACTGAGGATAGCGTAATGGCTACAAGCCTAACTAAAAAAATTGAACTGACCATCGACGATAAAGATTTAACGTTTAATGTATCTGTTGCCGATTACAACAATTTTGTGAATACCGTTGGTACGGCAAAAAGCAAGATTCAAGTATTCCATAACTTCTGCGCACAAACGGTCACAAAAGACGGCGAAAAAGACCTAATGGTTATTTTAGCCAAGCCCGGTGCCGCTATGTCAATTGGTAGCGAGCTGATAGAGCAATACACCCCAGACATTAACATTACTGCAAAAAAGCCAACGCCTACCGCCTAGCCCTTGCTGATAATCCTATTGGGCAAGCCATTGCACTTAGACGCAAATGGCTACCAACCGAGGATGACAGCCCAGAGCGGTTGGGCGAGGCAATGTGGCTAGACGAGCAGCATTGGAAGAGCATGAACGCGGCAATTGTAAACGGCATAAGCAAGGCGCTAACGGGTAAATAGCATGACGAAGTTTGATAAATTAATGATGACCATAGGCCTTACTGATAACGTCAGTGGGGAAATTGGCGGCATTATAAAAACATTAGACAAGTTAAAAGCTGGCGCTAAATCTGCATTTGCAGATATAACAAAAGGCTTTGGCACTATTGCCGCCGTAGGTGCCGTAACTACCGCCACCCTCTTCCCCGCTGGTGATGTCTACGCCGCATTGGGCGAGGTAAAAAGTTTAGGCGTGGGTGCTGCTGGCTTAACTAGCTTACGGCACGAAAGCGCCAGCTTTGCGGCACAATGGGGTAACGATAGCGGCGCGTTTATTCGTAGCGCTTACGATATTCAAAGCTCTATAGCGGGGCTAAGTGAGACAGAGCTACCCCGTGCTACGCGTACCGCCGGTATTTTAGCGAAGGCTACTAAATCTAGCGTTGCAGATATGACGAGCTTTTTTGGCTCTATGTACGGTATTTTTAAAACCCAAGCAGACGATATAGGCAAAAGCGAATGGTTAGAGCAATTAGCGGGTAAAACCGCCGCCGCTGTGCAGCTCTTTAAAACCACCGGCCCTGCTATGCAGCAAGCCTTTGAATCACTAGGCCAAGGTGCAACAAATGCAGGTGTATCTCTTGATAATCAATTAGCTATTTTAGGCACACTTCAAAGCACAATGGCGGCTGGTAATGCGGGCACATCCTTTAATGCATTTATTCGTGGGTTATCGAATGGTGCCGGTGACAAACTAGGTTTAAATTTTGCCAACGAAAACGGGCAAATGCTAAGCACCATTCAAATTTTAGAAAAAATAAAAAACAAATACAGTGATTTGTCGACACTAGCAGCCAAGGGCGATTTACAAAAAGCCTTTGGTGATGAGGGCTTAAAGTTTGTTGATGCACTCATTACAAAACAAGGCGTGATTAAAAAGAATATTGCCGATATTGCTAAGCAACAAAGCATCGATAAAGCCATAGAAATGGCCGAGGCCATGACAGCGCCCTGGGAGCGTATTATTTTTGGCAGTAAGGCACTTGTTGCGAGCGTTGGCTTTGACAGCTTGAGCGATGCAATACCTATTTTAAATAACGTAGCAGACGCGATAGGCACAGCGATTAAATGGAGCCAAAAATATAAAAATGTTAATGACCTTATTGCGACAAGCGTTGGTTATGTATTGAGTTTTGCGGCGGCCCTTGGTGGGCTTTGGGTTGGCATTGGAATATTTAAGTTATTAGCTATTAGTATATTGCCAATTAAATTTTTATTAATCCCTATCGTTGGGCTATACAAAGCAATGCGGGTGGGCCTGCTTGCATATTTAATGGTGAGCAAATTAGGTGTAGGTGTAATGGCTGCTAGCCGTTTTGCATTAGCCAGTTTTGTAGGCCAAATGTACGCGAGCGTGATGGCAAATAAAGCAATGCGTGTATCGCTATGGTTATTAAAAGCACCCTTTGTTGTTTTGTTTTTTTTAGGTGGCAAATTTGCCAGCTTAATGAAATTGCTTTTTTTAACAACGCTAAAAAACATTGCCGCGTTTAAAGCACATGCTATAACTCAATGGGCAAATGTGACTGCTGTTGGAAAACATTATTTAGCAATGGGACGGTTATCAATAGCCATGGCATTAACGAGCGCTAAAGCTGGCATAACAACAGGGGTGATGGTTGTACAAAAAATTGCAATGACAAGCGCAGCAATTGCAACGGGGGTATTAAGTGGCGCTATGAATTTGTTGAAAGCTGCCTTTTTAACATCGCTGCCCGTTATTGCCGCATTTAGTGCAGCTCTTTTGGCCAACCCACTTACATGGATTGCCGCCGCTGTTATTGCCGTAGGTACAGGCTTGTATTTTTTAATTACTCGCTGGGATGATTTTGTTAATGCATTTAGAAATAACGAATGGATGAAAACGTTATTTTTCCCAATATATATGGGCATCGAGTTAATCGACTTGCTCGTTAAAAACTTTCATAAAATACCTGAGTGGTTTAACGCGTTTAAACAATGGCTAGGCTCTATTAATATTTTTGATGCGTTAGGTAATGGCTTGGACTGGTTAATTGAAAAAATTAATTTAATCCCCGGCATTAATATTAAAACATCGAGTAGTAACGAGCATACAGAAGAATTAAAAGCCTCTCTGCCTTCGTTAAATGACACCAGCGACATTCCTACTGCGGGCCGTGGTGGCATTATGCAGCAATATATTAACACCTCGAACAATAGCAATCGTGGCCACCAGATAGATACGATAGAGGTACATAACCACGGCCAAGGTACAAACGCACAAGACCTTATGTACGAACTAGAAATGGCGGCGAGCTAATATGGATATTGACTTATTAATCACTGGTGACGATTTAACACTAAGCGAGCACGGTGATGCGCAAACGATTGATGGGCGTAAGGTTATTGCTCAGGACATTAAGCATATGATCCGCGAAAAAGGCTATGCAGCAATGATGGTGGGCAACCGGAATATTATAGAGCTGGCACAACTTGGCCAAGAAATTGAAATAGAAATGGAAGAGGACGTGCGCCTCGTACCCGGCACTGCGCGAGTAACACAGATAAAAGCTGGCCGCTTTGTTGCCGAGGCTGATACTGTTGAATACGGGCCAATTAGATTGAGGTTTGGCTAATGGACTTTGAGGAAAACTTTAGAGAGCTTTTAAGTGAATCGGGTGTACCAACGACTGAACAAGCGGCACGTAAAGCGTGGCAAAAAGAGTTGGACGATGCAGATGTGACAATAGCTAACAATAGTTTGTACTCACCGTTCTGGCGCATCATTGAGGTCCTGTTAACTAAACCATTGCTATGGTTGGTTAATCAATTAATGGTTAACACTGTTTTACCTAATTGTTTTTTACAAACAGCCAAAGGTAAATGGCTAGATATTTTGGCATGGGGTTATGAGATTACTCGCCAAGAGGCAATTAAAGCCCAAGGCACTATCACAATCACTCGTAACAATGTTGAGCAAGCATTAACAATAGCGCAAGGTAAGCAAGTTGAAAGCTTACGTATAAATAATGTTGTTTACCGTTTTAATTTACTAGCCGATGTTGTTTTTTTGGAAGGCCAAGAAACGGCAAACGTTTTAGTTGAAGCCGAAAAAACAGGACTGGATTATAATCTTGGCCCTAATAGCATAGCTGGTTTAGTTGAGCCAATAGACGGTATAACTATAAGCAATGTAGCAAACTGGATTACACGCCTAGGCGCTGACACAGAGAAAGACGAGCCACTGCGCCTACGCTGTAGAAACCAGTTTACCGCAGTGACTAGCTACCACACCGATGCCGTTTATATATCATTGGTAACAAGCATTGGCGGCATTGGTGTAAAAAATATTTACATAGAGCACAACGCCCCGCGCGGCCCCGGCACGGCTAACATTCATATCTTGCCCGACGTAGGACAAGCCGACCCACAGTTTTTAGCAGATACCGAATATCATTTGATGGACGAAGGCAACCACGGCTTAGGTGACGATGTGGCTTTAATGGCGATACCAGAAACGCAGCATAATATAGAAGCCGAAGTGCTTGTAAAAATGGGCGTTAGTAACGAAGACAAGGCAACATTAATCAGTGATATTGGCTTTTTTATTCGCAATGCCTTTAGAGAAAACAACGCTTACAGCGCAACTAAAACCAAACCATTTTCGGTGTTTTCTTTTTCTGCACTCGATGGAGAATTGCACAAACAATTTCCTAACTTAGAAAACGTGCGATTTAATCAGGGTGCTATTTTAAGTGAGTTATCTATACCTAGATTACAATCGCTAAGTGTTATCGAGGGTAGTTATGCTTAATATTAAATTACCTGTATGGGCAAATGATGGTGTTTTAGAAAACCTTCGCATTGCTGCTACTAATTATTGGTTAAAAGTAGAAAACTGGCTGCAATGGCCTTTACAACAAATTGACCCGCTAACCTGTAGCGAGGGCATTTTAAATTTAATCGCGTGGGGTCGGCAGATAGAACGCTTTATTGGTGAGCCGTTAACATTGTACAGAAAGCGTGTCGCCTATGCCCTACCCAATGCAAAAGATTCTGGCAGCAAAGCTGGAATGCTACGCATTTTTGAGCGCTTGGGCATTGAAGGTGTAGTGATTGAAGAACGTCACCCAGATAAAGATTTTGATGTGATTGTGTTACGCCTTAACGACCAAGTGTTAGGTAGCCAACCGCAACTTTTAGAGCTTATTTTAAATCAGTATGGGCGTACGTGTAGACGTTACGAATGGACTGTAGTCACCCCTATTGATAACGCCGTGCAAGTTGATGCCTTTGATGTTGAATATTTTTATAGTGAGTGTGAATAAATGGGTAAGCTACTAAATACAGGCAGACGATGTAAGTGCAAACGAGATTGTACCAGTTGACCACGTTGTGTGGAGTGGGCCAATTACTAAAGAGGGTTACATATCTAACAATAAAATTGTTTACAGCGTACAGCTCGACTCAACGATAGGTAACTTTAGCTTTAATTGGATGGGCTTACAAACGGATGATGGCCGACTAATTGCTGTTGCTTATGTGCCATTACAACCAAAGATAAAAACAAGCCAAACGACACGCGGCAATAATTTAGCTAGAAACATGATGATTAGTTATGTGGATGCTAAAAATATAGTAAACATAACAATACCCGCCGAGACATGGCAGTACGATAACTCTGATCAATTTAAAAATTTACAGTTACAGATTCTTAAAATAGGGTCGGCAACATCTAGTGCGTTAGTTACCAACATGCAACAAGAAAAACGTTTAGTGAATATTGAGGTGAACAAATGGAACAAGTAGATTTAGACAATGCTGTTGCTGCCATGACATCGGCAACTAACGAGTTACGCTTAGCTGAACAGTTACATAAAGACAGTGTTTTACAAATAGAAAAAAATAAAAGTGATATTTTAAAACGATTAAGCAACGATGACATTATTGGTGCTGTGACAGCCTTCCCTACGCAAACTGCACCTAGTGGCTGGCTAGAATGCAATGGAGCGGCATTATCTCGCACCGCTTATGCCAATTTATTTGCCATAATTGGCACTACTTTTGGTGAAGGTGATGGTTCTACAACATTTAATTTACCAGATCTTCGAGGTGAATTTATACGTGGCTTGGATAATGGCAGAGGTGTTGATATTGGGAGAATCCTTGGTAGCTGGCAAGATAGTTTAACAACAATACCACATGGAGTAATTCTTAGATCATCTATTTTCGGGGTGGCGGATGGTGTAGTAGATCACAATAGTATTTCTCACGTGGTAGGTGCCTATGACATGAATACTGCACCCTTCGGCAACTCTAGTGATATATATTACGAAAATCGTCCTCAAAATGTCGCATTATTATTATGCATTAAATATTAGGCTTGAATTATGATTACTATTTTTAATTACCATCAAATCACCGGAGAATTTTTAAACGAGTCTTTAGCATCACTTGACCCAATTGAAAAAAAACCCTTAATTCCATCATTTGCCACATTAAGCAAGCCCCCTTTTACAGAAAAAAATAAAGTAGCTATTTTTCAAAACGAAAAGTGGTCCATAAAAAACGATCATCGCGGTGTTAAATATTATTTAGCTGATGGGTCAGAGCATAGCATTAGTGAAATAGGCATTAACATACCAGACAATGCATTGCTCGAACCACCACCTCCCAGCCCTGATGACATTAAAGCTACGCTACAATCAGAGTTGATCGCACTTTGTGATAGCAAACAAGATCAGGCTGAAAAATTGCTTTTAGGCTACAAAGCAACACCAAAACAAATAGACCGCTATAAAGATAAGTACGAACGTGCTTTAGAGGGTGAATTTGATGCTGAACTTAACGCCAACATCATTGCCAAGCATGAGTCTTATCGCTCTGCATTGCGCAGCCTTGTAGATATGATTGAATTGTTTCGCTCTCAAGTCGACGATTTTATCACAGCCGGTGAGTTTTCAAAGTCAGAAGCTGCTATAAAAGAAGGTGAAGGCTTTAGTAAAGAAACAACCAAAGAAGATATAAAAGCATTAATTGAAAGCCTTTAACCCGTGAAAAAACACTATAAGTTTAAATTAGAAAACACCTATGCCTATCAACATAAATTGTTGATAGGTATTTATCTTTCTAATAACTGGTGCAATATCAACGATGGTATATTAATCATTAAGAAAGGTTATGCATGGGATGGATGCAGCCCTAAACATTCAGCTTTTGGATTGTTTTTATTTGGCACTCCAGATGGAGTTTTAAAAGAAGGCAAGCCATGGACGTATTACCAAAGCCTTGTACATGATGTATTAATGCAATTTAGGCTTGAATTGCCTCTATCTAAAGAGCAAACAAGCACTATATTTAGAGACCATTTAAACTCAGTTAAATGGCCATTAACAAAGCAATATGTGTGGGCCGTTAATAAGCTAGGCCCACAAAACTACGGCAAACAAAATGATTAATCCGATTGTTACCTTAGTGCTTGATAGCACCCCAATTAACGGCTATGACACCAAGGTTAATGGTGAACTTATAATGCCTGACAAGGATTTATCAGGTAATACAAGCAACTCAAGTACAGCAGAGGAAGGCTTCAAGCCAAAAAAAATAAGCGTTTCTTTAAAAATAAAATATGTAGATATAAACGATTTATCTGCATTGATTACACTTTCACAAACACTAAACAGTTCTGACGAACGTAAAATTTACACAATAATTAATCAAACAGCAAAAGCGTTTAATGTTCGACAAGTAAAATTTACCGAACGTTTGCGTGCAGCAGAATTAGACGACCAACAAGCGTGGCAAGTTAACTTCACTTTGCTAGAGCATAACTCTATACCCGAAAAAACAGAAAAGCGACAAGCTGCTAACAATGTTGTAGAAGCTGAGAGTGGTAACATAAGCCAAGACTCAACTGTAAATTCTGTTATAGAAAATGATAATGCTATTAGTTTGAGTAAAAGATCACTCTTTGAGCAAACATTAGCTTTCTCTGATCGACGTTTTGAGCCAGACGATGAAACTACAGCGTAATTTAATTATAAACAAGCAAACATATAACCCTGTGAATGTTGATGTAAGGCTAAACCTTTCATCCCCAGCAAGAGCAAGTTTCACAGTACAAAAAAAACCAACACAAAAAGGCCTTGTGCAATTTTTTTTAGGTTACAACCGATTTAAACGCCATACGTTTTTCACCGGCTTTATTGACCGTATAACACCCATTGATGAAAATCATACCAAAGTTTTTACACGCGAATTATCTTCAGTTCTTGCGCTCGATTTACCAATAGCATTAAGAAACGTATCACTTCGTGAAGTACTTAACTACGTTACCGAAAAAACAAGCCTAACTTTTATTCTTCCGCAAAAATTCTATGTTGACACTAAAGCACCTGATTTTGTTAGCTTAGGCTCTGGCTATTTACTGATGGACGAGATAGCAAACGTCTATCAAATAAATGATTATATCTGGCAGCAACGTAAAGACGGCAAAATATATGTAGGTAGCTGGCAAGATTCGCACTGGGCAAAAAATCAAATAAGCGTTGCACCAAAACTTTTTACAAAACAACTGGCCAATCAAAGCGCTACGCTACCGATAATTCCAGCAATAAGACCCGGTGCGCTAATTAATAACAATCGCATAACAAGCGTTATAATTAACGATAAAGACATGGTAATCTCATGGAAGACGTAATAAAACGTCTTATTTATCGCTTATTCCCCGCACTTGCAGCAGGTTATCATCTACCTCGTTTTGCTCAAGTCGTTGATGATAGCGGCACCCAAAACGGTGGTGAAATTTGTGATAAATTTACCCCTCACTATTCAGTACATCTGCAAGTACTCGATCAACACGGTAAACCAGACCCTAAATTCGATATACTCCATGACATAACATTACCCACATTTTTGGCCGGTAATCAACGCGGTTTATACGGCAAACCCGCAGCAGGTACATGGGTAGAAATAGCCTTTGCTTACGGCTCACCTCAACGGCCATTTATACGCTCTATATTACCTCATGAGCGTATATTAACCCCGCTAGAAGAAGGTGAGCAGCGCTGGCAACAGAACCCGCAGTCATACACAAAAGTAGATCAGCAGGGTAATTGGACTCGTAAGACCAACGTTGATATTAACGATGAAGCAGAAAACTACGAACAACAAGTAGGTAATATTGCAAACCGCTTAGCCAAGCAAGCACAACGTCTAAAAGTCAAAGACGGCGGCACTGTGTGGGTAGGTAATGAAAGTGATAACGTACTAAAGATATTAGAAGACACGATTCAACTACTCAGTGAAGTAACAAGCACTATCGCTAATCACACACACCCGGACGTAAGAAAAACAAACCAGTCTGGTGCATTCTCAAGCCAAGCAACACAGGCTAAAGCACTAAAAAATAAGCTAAAGCCAATTGTTGAATAAAGTTATGCTGTAGACATTGCCATAACCTAAATCGATTAAACGTTGTGCATATAACGCGTAAGCTATATTGAAATCACAAGAGTAATAACCTTGGTTTAACTTTAGCTGTGTTAAACCCTTCATCAAGTTATAGTTCTCTATACACGCATCCATTAGCTTTATAGCTACGACTCTATCCACTTAAACCCTCACTTCAATTAAGTCTAGTACGTACTTAAACCAAGTATAGCGACTGAATATAGACATATCTAATAACAGTCGTAGATCATCCATAAGTCATGTTAAAAATCACTCCTCCGCACCCGCAGGCCTTGCACGTTTTTTGGAACCGTGAAACACATATATGAAAGCAAACCAATGACCGAGGCCTTTGCATATAGGCTTTTAGCTACAATTTTGTTAGTTAGCCACTTTCAACAACTGAAAGTATATGAATGACCCTGCATTTAAAAATAAAAGTGTCGATAAAGTGTCTACGCTATAGTCCTTTACTGTCCATCAACAAGCCATTTATTAACGCGTAAGTTATTGATTTATAAAGAATGTCCTTTACTGTCTTATTCGAGAGAGGACTTAAAATCTTGCGACTTAACGGTCGTGCCGGTTCGATTCCGGCTCCGGGCACCATTATTTGATTAGCAAAAACTCTTTAAAATCAATAGCTTACCGCTTTAGCGGTAGTGTTCAAAAAAATACTCATACGTTAAGAATTAGAATAGCGTCGACAAAGTGTCGACATTCTATTTTCATCGCTGTTCAGCGTCACTTTTACCTTCCGCTTTAAGCCGTCTTAACTGTGCCATAGGGTTTTTTGTTGCAACGTCTTGCAAATAATCTGGGTGGAATTGCGCATAGCGCAATGTCATATCAAGTGTTTGATGACCCAATATTTTTTGTAAATCCAGTATATTCCCACGGTCAAGCATAAAGTGAACAGCAAAGCTGTGTCGCAGTACATGAGTGCGCTGGCCCTCCGGCAATCTGATTTTTGCCGCCTCTAATGCACGCTCAAAGCTTGTATAAGCGGTTTTAAATAACCGCCCTACCGCTGGCCTACCCGCCAAAATTCTATCGTTAAGGCCTTGGTCAATTTTCAATAATCGCGTTTTGCCATTTTTAGTCCCACTCAACTGTATATGCGAGTTGATTAAATCAGATCGCCTTAAACTCTCTGCCTCTCTCCATCTACAACCTATCGACAAGCAAATCTCAGCAATAATAGCTCCGTCTGGGCTACCAGATTCCTCTAAAGCAGTTAAAAGCTTTTCCCCCTCTTCTAACTGCAAGTAAGTGATTGGTGATTGGTCTATTTTTATTTTAGTAATATTAAGGAGCGGGTTTACCTTTATCTTATTATTTTTAACCAAAACACTAAAAACAGCTTTAAGATACGCTAGGTCGTGATTACACATATTGTCAGAAGTGCCACTTTTCTGCCTCTTCTCCCTAAGCTGCAAATAAGTATCAGCCGTGAATTGGTACGCGGGTGGGTCTCCCATCTCTTTACATAAAAATAACAATTGTTGTAATCGAGATTTACCCGACTTAATCGCATTACCTCGCAACCTATGCCAAAGCTCACACAGCTCGCTCAAAGGCCTGCGATCTTTTTTATTAAGCGCTAAGTCTTCGCCTTTTTCAGCCATGGCAGTAATAGCGTTTTTATAACGTTTAGCTTCTGCCTTTGTTTTTTTGGTTTTTCTTACACGCTTACCGTCGCGCCCATAAGGGTAAATATCAACCAGCCATTCACCATTCTCTAATAAAAAAATACCCGGCTCTGCTTTCCTTGCAATGTTATATGCCATAACTACTCCATATAATCTGCAGTCAATTTGTTTAGGTCTTTCAAGAAATCTTGAAATTTATCAATCGCTAAATCAGAATTTAAAGCACTTTCTAAATTATCAAACTCGCTATTCCCTGCTCCCTTTGAACTT